TCTTGAAATATACGAACGCAGTCAACTAACTGTCGTAACTGAAAGTCATTTCAATCAAACTGGCGGATTGTTTATAACAGAAAAAACTTTTAGGCCTTTGTTAGTTGGTCACCCGTTTATGATACTAGGACAAAAAGGCACCCTAGAAAAATTAAGGAGTTGGGGATTCGAGACTGACTTTGATGGTATTGACCAAAGCTATGATTGTATAGAAGACGATCGTGACCGGTTTTTGCAATTTCATTTATCTTTAAGAAACTGGTGTGTTCAAGATCCTGAAATTAGAAGGACAGCAATCTATAAATGGAATAACATTATCCAACACAACTTTCAAAATTATAAAAAATTAAATTTTAAAAAGATGATGTTTGATAATGTTATTAGATCTACGGAATTATATTTTAAAGAAGATTTTTAGAGCTTTCCTGGATATCGTTCTTTAATCGTTCAATATCCATTTGAAAGTCTATCTTTTTAATATCTTTTCGATATTCCTGAAAAATACCAAGAAGTTTTTCAGCTATCTCATCCGGCGCAGCGTCAGAGAGTTGTTCTTGAACATTAATTTCCCATATTCGACCATTAGTAAATTCTAACCGCAACAAGATCAAATATGCAACAGGCATTGTGTTCATGTAGAGATCTTCAAAAATCTCCGGCCACTCTTGAACCAAATGTCTTGGCGGCTTAAACAACGGTTTAGGCACTAGCGTCTTCTGATACTTTTGTTGTTGCTTTCTTCTTTGGCGGATCTAAAGTATCTGCTTCTTTGCGTAGACGTGCAGCTTCTTTGTACATTGCATCAGCCTGACTACGATAACTTCTGGCAATATCAGTGTCAGTTAATACAGCATTAGCCGGCGCCTGCGCTCTTACCGGAGCAGAAGCTTCATTAACAGTGTCTTTCTTCTTTTCAGAATTGGTTTTTGCCTGAGCATTGGCTTGAGCACCACTAACAAAGTTGCACAACTCATCAACTGCACAATTTTTTTGTTCGGCAATTAGAACATTCAATTGATCTAGCGGAACAACAGCGTTGACTGTTGGAGTCATTAATACGTTACTAGTAGAAACTTTTTGTAGTCTACCGTCTTGTTGTAATGCCTGTAGCATCGGGCGCCCATCGGGGAAATGGCGAATAAACAACATTTCTCCAAATTCAAATGCTTCCTGAGCTTGATCAGTTTCCAGCAATTGCATAATTGCATCGTGATATTCATCCTTTAACTGATTGACTTGGATTACTAAAGTTGAGTCTGATTCACCTGGAAGTGTTCTAAATACCGTAATTACTTTAACCCCGGTATTTTTGATTCGCCCAATGTGTTTAAGTGGATTGGCCATATTATTCCTTTTTAGCAGTTACTGATTCTAAAAACGCAGATAGTTTGTTATAAACTTTTCCTACCGCCTCCATTTCAGCTGCCTTAAATGCACCACGAGTGCTTGCTACATCTAAGATACTTCTTAGTGCTGCTAGGTCGTTGATATTTAGGTCTGGAGCTGCCTGACCGTTTGCCTCAGCGGCTGGTGCTTGAGCAGCAGTTGGATCTACCGGCTGGCCCGGTGCTACTTTGGTTTCTTCTGTCATTTAGTTTCTCCTTAAATGTGGACAGGCTAACATAAAGTATGTTAGTTCTTTTTGATCTTCAAAGGCCACAAAAGTGGCTGTTTTTAAATGTCCGTCTTTATCCAAAGAAGGTTGTCTAGCGATAGCATACCTTCCTTTGAGTTTTATTTTAACCCAATTTTCTAAAGAACTACTTTGTAAGTATCCGCTGTCGTCAATTTTAAACTTCGCAAAATGCGGAGGAATATGAGACAGAGATCTTTTGTTTAATACTTCTAAAGGATTTAGATCGAACATAGTGAAAATATTTATATGTGCGGTTTATTCAGATGGGGAATCCTGGCGGATTCTTTTTGCCAGTGTTCTTGCAGTTCCTAGTTTTTTGATATCTCCTGCAAAGAGGTAAAGTTCAAAAGCTGTTTTTTCTGATAGAACTTTCATACGTCTTTTGGTAATATGCCAGGGACTGTCAATGTATTGATCTAACCAGATTAATATTTGAGCACTAATCACTAATTCTTTGGGAATTTCAATTTCGTAGGTTTTAATTTCGGATTTAGTTTCCACAAACTCTAAACAGTTGTCGGTCATCCTTAGTCCGCCTACTTCTTTTTCTCGGGTACTGTACCACCATATAGATCGAAAATCTTTTATACTCTTCTCGCTAGTATTAGCACCAGCAGCTTTTAAAAACACTTCAGTATAAGAATCTTTTCGATCCATTGTTATTTTATTTCTTCACCAGTGGTTAGCTTGTACACAGCAAAGTCTGTGGTTTTAAAAAGTCTGTTGAGTTTCTTAGCAAGATTGTGAGCGTGTCCCGGATTTGAAAAGCTAACCTTTTTGTATTTAGGTCCAGGATAACTGGCAAGCAAACTACCGCTCTTAAGATTAAAAGGTTGTCCTTTGTAGAACACAGCCCAGATGGCATCGCTATTGAGTATCTGCTCAACTTTATAGGTTTCTTTGTTTGCATACTCTAGCAAAACTTGGGGTTTTGGTCTACTCATAACATATATGTCCAATTAAGTACACATATATTTATGTTTAATTGAATCCGCCGCCGTCGACTTTCACTTCTATTTGAGTGGTAGATTGACGTATTTCAGCCAACATACTGTGTATTTCCTGCATAGTTTTAGCCATTTTGGATGTCAAGATAGCCAATTCACTGGTTAGGTCTCTTGCTTCCTGTATTGATATACGAATATCTTTTTGTTGGCTTCTTTCGGCGGCCGCAAGCCTTTGTATTAGTCTTTCTACACTTGGTAGATTTACTGGTACATTATTTTGAGACATTACTTAGTACCTGTTTCATTTCGATCTCGGTTTTAAAAGGTCCTTGATATTCGTAGCGTTGTAGAGTAATGAGTTTAGGACAGAAACTCTTAACCCATCCTTTATCGAAACGAATAACATAATATCCGGCACAGTAAAGGCTTTTACTATCTCCGCTCTTAGTAAACAGTGGTAGTTTTCTTTTAACATCAAACATTGCATTGTGAGGTGCGGCCGAAGTTGCATAGCCGTGTACCTCATTTGGTTCTGCACCATCTGCTTCTTTAATGATCTTTGCAACAAAGAAGTTTTTACCAAATTCTCTAGTTAGGTCAACTTTCGTTTGATAAATTTTAATTCCTGTACTATTACTTAGAACAAAACGATTATCCTCATTTTTCCTAAGTGTGGCGTATTTTGTTCCGTCTTTCTCGACGATCCAAAATTTATTTTCAATAATCGGTTTAGCATGTAAGTCTGTCATACGGTATACCTCGCATTAAGTGGTTCGGCATAGGCCTGAGCTTGCTCTGAAATTTTCTTTAAATCATATAGGTTGCAGAATTTGATAAGTCTAATTCCTACCTGGCTGATATTTTTATTAGCCGACGTAGCAGTAGTGATAGTTTCTGTAATTATCTTTTTAATCTCTTCAGGTTGTGCGGACAGATCGATCAACACTCGATTCCGTTCATAGTCGTCTAGCACACGATGTTCTCGACCTTCGTGATCGGACCAACGTTGCAACATCATATTGTTCCACGAGTAGCCTTTTGAGTCTCGATCACCGTAGGCTTCACGGAGACCAATCTTATTCTTTGTGCCTTTTTCCCGTACTCCCGGATATGCAGAGAATACATTGTCTGAGGTATCGCCTCGCATACACTTCTCAAAGAGTAGCAACTGGGGGTCCGGAGCGACTTTTGGCAAGTTAGTTTTTTTATCAATGACGTGCTGATTCTTTTTATCAAAGTAGCCTTCGTGTGTGATTGTGGTTTCGGTAACGCCATTATATTGTTTGACATTTGGTGCAATGAGCTGTACAAAATCTGTGTCTGTGCTGATGATCACGTGATTATCGTTTGGATGACTTTGAATCCAACCTGCAATTAAGTCATCTGCTTCTAGCTGAGAATTTTGCAAGACTGTGCAGTTGGTCTTTTCTGTTACAAATTCTTTAAATGTATCAAATGCTTCCCAAAATACACGTTCTTCTTCTTGCTCTCTTTCGTTGTGTGCGGCACGAGCATCAGAACGATTGCGCTTATAGGGAGCATAATGATCTTTGCGCCAGCTACGTCCCTCTAGGCAGAATACCACGTGACTGCCGCCAAAGTCTTGCCAGGCCTTTTTAATACTGTTGAGAGTAATGTGAAAAGCCATACCTAGTTTGATATCAGCGTCACCGTTGATAACGTGTCTAGCACGAAAAAATGTGTTTGCTGTATCTACTAAAATATAAGTCATTTATTGTTTCTTTTTACACTTTGAATATCAATAACGCCGGTATTAACAGCGCCTCCAAAATCTCCGTCAACTACTACATTAGCACAGAGTTCACGGAACCATCGATCTACAATTTCTTCGTCGTTATCTCCGTCAAAACCATATCCCTCTTGCTTTAATTTTAACACAAAATGGTCATTCCAGTCAAGCTCAAAAAACCCGTTGCGTACATTATCTTTGTTAATATGCGTATTGAGAACACCTACCCAGGGTTCTTTTAATTTGGTTGCACGATCTTTTGGCGTTAATTTGGCAATTTCTTCTGCTTCCTGTGCCTTCTCGGCTTCTTGTCTAGCACGTTCAGCTTCTCTTTGATGAGTTGCGGTATTGTCTACAGCTTTTTCTAATCTAGATTCAGCGTCTGCAATGGTTTTTTCTAACTTGTCTATACCAGTTAGACGTTTAAATAACTTTGCGAACATAGTTTCCCCATTTTAAACAGAACATCATACAGTCTGGTTCGTTTTTAAAAATTAATTTTGTATACTTTCCATCTTTTAGTTCTATATCAAGATCTATATTTTCTAGAAGATAATCAGAAAACATATCCCAATATTTTTTATCAAATATGGCAATTTTCATTTTAAGTCCCCCACTCATTTTTAAACAATGGCACCTGCAATCTATCACTGTAGCGCAATCCATTCTTCATTGCTAAGTCTGCTACTCGACGATTATTCAGTGCATAGACACTTTCCACTCCGCCCACAGGCATTAGATAAACGTGTCCTGTAAATCCTGCCTTACGATACGCAGCAATAGCACATTCTGCATCGGCAAAGTCTTTTTCTGTAGCAATAACAAATTTCAAATAGGCTGTGCCAACTTGTTCGTATTCGCAAACAATTTCTGGTTTAATGGCATCTTCCCAAGACTCACCGCTACAAGGAAGTTTAGCACTTACTGAGAATGTGATTTCACATACAGGTCCACCATGGTGATAGGTTCTCATCTGCCACTTCCTCAAATATTCTTTAAACTCTGGAGTAAGTTTTTGAGTACCATTTGTTTCAAAGGTAATTTCTTTAAGACCTGCCATCTTGGGATGATCTAACAACTCTGGATAAGCTCGTTGCCAGCCCAGCAAGGGTTCGCCGCCTGTAATAACTAGATGCTCGTCCTTCCACTCATTGAAGGGCAGTATCTCCATGATTCTGTCTGCAATGGCGTCTGATGTAAGCATAGGACTAAGGTCCTTAAAACGTGGATCCCAAGAAGCATAACTATCGCAACCAGTACTAACCAACGGAAGTTCTTCATAGACTTTAAATTCAGTGATGCGTTCAGCAATAGATTCAACTTCTGTGCTTAGTTCGCCTCTAGGCATACCGAAGCCGGCACACTTAAAGTTACAACCAAATGTGCGTAGAAACACACTCGGGACACCCATATAGCGTCCTTCACCTTGAATGCTGTAAAACAGCTCTGCGATTTTAATT